GGATTATTGTTCCATGAATTGCTCTGTGGGACCGTCAAAGGTGTGTTCACTGTCTGCGCTCCTCCCGCGATAGGGTACATCCAATTCATGCCGCCGGTCGAACCGTCCACCGTGACGTTCTCGACGCCCTGGGATGCGGGTATCAGATTGATTCCATAGCGTTCACCCGCGTCGCCGCCATAGTAGGACACAGCAGAAACGAGTAATTTCTTTCCTTCCGGCACAGAACCGATAACGAAATTCTTAGACGCATCGGCCCCAGCTGGCACAGTTCCCTGCCATTGAACGCGAGTTCCCATTCGCTCACCGCTTCTCTGCCCATCGGACGATGTCGCGCATTCGCTTGACGCCCATCAGTTCACAATCGAATAGGAGTTTTGTGGCCTTCTTGACCTGGGCCTTTTCGCTCTGACTCATTATCTTAAGTCGGGCTTTTGCCCTCCTGGAAATCGGCACTAAGCATCCGTCCTGAACACCATTCTTGAGTTCAGGGCGACCGGAATTCTGCAGGGTTGATAGGTTGCAGCACAGTCACCCGCAGAAGCCGTGAAACCCACTGAACCGATAGGAACGCCGGACCCGTCCAGAACATAAACGGGCGATTCTGCTTCCGCGTCATTCGCGCCAGGCATAGCGAACCAATGCGTGATTGTTCTTCCCTGGAGTGTGAGTCCCAGGGAGGAAGAACCATCGAGGATGCTGACTAATTCCTGTTCGCCGCTGCCAGATACTGTCTTTGAAAATATATGGTACTCGCCGCTGCTGCAAGCCACAGTCACGGCGGCGGTTCTTGTAGCGGCTGCATTGACCAATGCCTGGATCGAGTCACCGCTGGCAATAGCCTTCGCGTATGGGAGAACCGCTGGCAATCCACAGTTCCCGCCGGAAGTTCCCGCCCCTCCGCCGATGGGAAGGCCCAATTTTATTTTTCCCGCACTCATCACAAATGCGTATATGAAATCATTTTCACACTGAAGGCCCGCCCTGGCCGCGACGAAGTTTCCATGTTGTTGAGTGGCGAACGTCCCAAAGACCTGGGCCGAACCTACAAAATCCGGGTCCGTGAATATCTCGTCCTGGGTGGCTTCGGTAGTGGCTGAGTTGTGAAGTGGGACGACTCCGAAGCGAGAAGATATTACAGTTCCATAACAATTGACATTTGCCATAATTTCACAGCCTGATTCCGGCCCCAAGTGCCGGCTTGATTATATTTCTATTCACGGAAGATATAGGTCCGCGAAGGAGGCGCTTTCCGACCTTAAATCCGACAGCCGTTGTGAACCCAGCTATCGCCATAGGCAGAAGGTTGTTTTGAAAGTTCATACCCATTTGTGTGAGTGCGGTGCCTGGATTAGTTGCCAAGTCGCCCAGGGAGATTTCCCCGGCGCCGGTGACTTCTAAGCCATCCGTTTGAGTGCCGTTCATGCCCGAAGACATTTGAAGAAATTGACCCTGGAAGGTTCCCTTTAGGTCGGCGTCCCCTGTGATGAATCCCCAGGGTGAAGTCCCTGCGATTCCTTCCGTCATGATGGTAGCGTATGCCAGGGCTTCAAGACCCGCGAGAACGCTGAAAGATTTGCGTGAACGTCGCCTCTTTGCCTTTCTCCGTGCCATCGAGTTCAACCAGGGGCGCAACCTCGGTTATAATCTATCCCGAAAATTTACCAGCATTATCCCGAAGGACTTCCACAGGGTCGCCCTTTAGATTTTCGGACAGTTTCGACTTCAGCAAATCCGCAAAGACCGCCTGGATCGGGTTGGGGGGTTCAAAATCACCTATTCCCTGGGCGATAATTCCCTGCAGGGCTTCGGCTAACTTCTTATCCAGCTGGGAAACCGCCGCCTGGATCGAAAAAGCGACCATGCGAGCCAGCCAAATGTTGAGCAGTATCACGAAAATAAGCAATCCTATAATGAGAGGCTCCCAATCCATACCCAACCCACACCCAACCCGGCCCTAAAACTCTCCCAGGAGGAGGAGGAGGAGGAGGTAGGATAACCTATACCTACTACTACTACTAATAATTCAATAAAAGAGAGTGTTTTTACATAATTACTAAGTAGGGGAGTCGCTTAGGATGGTTTGGAGGGAGTCAAACGCCGCACCCATGTTTCATCTTGTCTAGTTGCGCATCCCAGGCGCCAGACTCCCTCCACCCCTAAAAGTGAAGTGAAAGTAATGAATGAAAATGAAGAAAAAGTAATGATGAGAGAAATAACCGTAGGCGACCGGGTTTCATTCGGTCGCCCTGAATCGCTGCGCGACCCTGCGGTCGGGCGAGTGGTGAAAGTGAACCGTCAAACCTTCCAGGTGGAATTATCAACACCCTGGTTTCAAGTGAAGCGAACGTACCCTGCAGGGTCAAGGTTCAACGTGTCTAAAAATATGATTTCCAGACTCGCCCAACCTGGGGAGTTCGGCCCTGCCGTTTGGGGGTCAACCTATGAGTGATAATGAAGAATATAACTTAGGATATTTTGAAGGCGTTCGGGCCATCTTCCTGATGTGGCAAAATCACCTCCTAGAAATCAAGCATGAGGACGGCACCCTGGAAATGCAATTACAATCTGTCGAATTCGTAATCGCTATGACTGATGAAATGAAAGAGGCTCTAAAATTGAGGGATGAGAGATGAGATGTTCATGCGGCGAAGTTGCCCACTACATTACGGAAATGCCCGTTCGATATTTCTGTTATGAGTGCTTCACAGGAGGCTATGAGCGATGAGTAGTAGGATGAAACCCTCTCCTCTCGATAACGTCATTCTCAATCAGGGTCGGTACGTTATGGTTGACGTTTGCTCCGGCCTGGGTGGAGCCAGCGAAGCCATGCTCCTCGATCCAGGATGGAACGTAATCAGGCTCGACTCCGACCCTCTCGGCGTCCTAGCTGCTGCCTGGCCAGCCTGTACCCATCGGTATGATATTGACGAGATAGCATGGGAGAGGGACGCATTTCATTACGTTAAACCAGGGGCGATTCGCCTACTATGGGGAAGCCCCCCCTGCAGGGAGTTCTCTCTGGCGTTTGCGGCGCCTGGGCCGGTTGCTCACAGGGCCGGCGAAGTCTTTGAACCGAATATGAAAATCCTGGAAGACTTCCTCGAGTTGCGAAGGAGATGGGAACCGAAATATTGGTGCATCGAAAATGTAGTTGGAGCCATACCCCACTTCCGCCCCTACCTGGGCGAACCGTCCCAAATCATCGGCCCCTTCGTGCTGTGGCATAATCTCCCCCAGGTGTCGGTTGATTACTCATTCAATCATACGAAGGCCGACCAGGACACGTGGAGTTCAAACCCTCTCCGGCAGAATATCAAAGGGAAACTGCCCATCGAAATCTCTGAGGCTGTTAGAAGGGCCGCTGAGAGTCCGACCCTGGAGGCGTTCTAATGACTTCAAGAATCAAGACCATCTCCCTGGACGCCGAAACAGAATTGATAGTCAAGCGTCAATTCTCAACCCGAAACTTTTCAAAATTCGTGCGTCAATGCCTACTTCGATACGATGCCCTTCAACATGAAGCCACATGCCCTGTGGAGAGTCTGGAGGAGGCTGTTCTGCCCCTTCCGTTCTGCATCCCCTCCCCTACCAGGGTATGTATCAAGCATTGGCCCAATGGACCCGCCAGGCTCCAGGATTGGAAGTTATATCGGGAGATGGTCGCTAATGAGAAGGAATACGGATGGGACCGCATCGTGGGGGTGTGGCCTTACCTCGAAGCCTTCGAGGATGAGGGCAAAGCCGAAGGTTGGATTCAACACCGTGCTCGATTGACCAACGGAGCCCAGGTCGAGTTTGAAAACATGGACGTTGAAGGAAATGCAAAACCAAAGACCAGGAGACAACATAAGACGCGAATCAAGCGGATTATGGCGTTTCTATCGTCCAAAAAGTAGCAAAGTGCCTCATCAAGTAGGGGGGTAGCGACTACGCCCCTGGTTGAAGTGCCTCTCCCATTGTCTGCAGGGTATTCATGAACAGTATCAACCCGGTGACGATTCCAATGGTTGCCTGGGGGCTCAGCGTTTCCTGAATCACGTTCCCTGCAGCATCGAGTCCGGCTTCGCCTACTTCGACCGCAGCCGACCCCAGGACGGACCCTACGATACCACCCAGGGGGCCGCCTACGAGTAATCCAAAGAATCCCCCAATGCCAGCACCTACGAGATTTTGCGTTTCCAGCCAATCGCTAATTTCGGCGGGAGTCATCTCTGCCACAATCGCCCGCCAATCTGGATCTAGGAGTTGGTCAAGTTTGTAGGCGATATACCCAGCTAATCCCAGGAGTACCACAGGGTTGCCGATTATGTCCGAAATGGTATTACCGACCTTCCCGAACGTGTATGACCATTGAGCATCCTGGAATAACTCGCGCTCCTTAGCGCCCAGGGTAATGCGGTGTTCGACTACCTTCTTTCCATCAACAGGGAGTCGAGGCATAGCCCCTCACAAATCCTCAAGGATGCCCAGGACGTTCACGACTAGAGCCGCCGCATTAGCCAGGACGGTTGAGATTGCTAGTGTGCACGGGCCAGGGATTGGATTATTGTTCCATGAATTGCTCTGTGGGACCGTCAAAGGTGTGTTCACTGTCTGCGCTCCTCCCGCGATAGGGTACATCCAATTCATGCCGCCGGTCGAACCGTCCACCGTGACGTTCTCGACGCCCTGGGATGCGGGTATC